TCAACTGATTCACCAACAACATCGAGTCTGCCAAACTTTCCGTACATAGAACCTGGACCTCCCATATCCTTTACAAATTGTTTAGCATCTTTTAAAGTTTTAAAGTATGCTGTAATATCATTTTCTGCATATCCTACACCTTTATTCTTTTTCAAGCTGTTAAAAATACGTTCTGAATCCATTGTACTAAGATCATCTAAATCCTCCTCATCAAACATAACATAAAACTTGTTATTTCTATGGGTAGTGCCATGATCGTTACTAATTAATTTTTTATTTTTTCTAAGTACTTTCCAAAAAGGTGGCATTGCTTCATTAATAGTCATTTCTTCTTTCATTAAACCGTTTAAGCTTTCTTTAGGATACATTTTAAATACTTTAGAACGTGCTTTGTCGATATACTTTTTCTTATTACGTTCGTAATCATCAGAACTCTTTGCTAGCGTTCTAGCGTGTTTAGTTATGTCAGATGGTTTAGTTGGTTTGAGAACTGAAGGAGAAGAAGCTTCGCTTTTGACTTTCTTCTTTTTCAAATTAGCTGGATGTAACGGATGCTTAATACCATACGGAGATTCAGGATTTGGATCTGCTTTTTTTGGTCTGCCTTTTAAATCATTAGGATCAACAATTGCTTCTTTCTTAATAATCTCTTTGTCAACTCTAACCATTCTAATGCCGATTTTACCGTCAGGCTTAGTATATCTTTCTGGTTTACGATCTGCTGATTGAACAGAAGCGTTTACAGCTTTTTTAATGTCAGAAGTTCCTGGCGCATTTGTATACGCAACCTTCATTCTAGAATATTTTGAAGTGCCTTTTGGCCCTTTTACCGGTACCATAAGATTTTTAAGATCTTTATCTTTCTTCATAGAAAGTTCAGAAAAAGTTTTTAGTCCAGCCATTAATTCCTCCCCGGCTTATCCCATCCTTTTATAATTTCTGGTGAAAAGTTAGCGTATGAGAATTCCATACGATCAACAATTTTCACTGCATCACCACCAAGTTTGTCAATAGCGACATACCCTTCTTGACCCGTTACCTTATACCCATCACGTGTCTTAAGAAAAGTCTGTGCACTATTTAACCTATTTAGTATATTTATAATTTTTAATTTTGCTAGAACTATAGATTTTTGCAAATCAAACATCATTTGTAAACTAACTTTATTTTGTGGTGAAAAGAATTGTAATACATCATCTAATTTTTTTTGTTGTGCGCCTTTACCTTTTTCGGTTTTCCTTTTATTTATCTCTTTTTGAAACTTTAATTTTATGTGTGTTATGAGCTTATCAACATGTGTTTTAGTGTTACTAACAACTTCACCTTTACGCACATATGTATTATTAAATGTTTCTATATAGCCAGCAAGAGTTTGATCTTTTTCAAGAGTTTTCAATGTTGTACTAGATATTTTATTAAATATTCTACCACAATTACTTAAATGTCCGTTGACTTCATCAGTGTCTTTTTTAGTCATTGTAAACTGAGTCATATCTCTAAGCATCGCATCTTGAGACCAAACGTTTGTACTAGGTTTAAATTTGCTTATATCTACGCCGTAAGATGCTTTCATTGTTTCAAATGTTGAACCTATATATGTGGTATGCCATACAACACCAATCTTTGCAGCTTTAACTTTCTTTGCAGCTTCAGTTCCAGATGGAACAGCATACACAATAGTGTTAGGATGAAAAGTTACGTATTGTTTACCTTGTAGTTTTTTTGTTTTAACTTCACCTGAATTAAATAAGAAATCACCTTGTATCACGCCTTTGATACCAAGTTCAGGTAAATACTGCAATGCTGCTTTTAATTTCTTATTAAGTTCGCCACTTGTATCATCATCAACATCTGCATTTGTTTTGTATACTTTAGGATTTGTATTGAATATTCCTTTTTTAGCTACAAAAAACTTACCGTCATTTGGATCTGTACCAGCAAATACTGCAGGAGCTCCATCCCATTTGACACTGACGTTTCCGTCATGTACGCCTGCAACCATGTCCCGTAAAGATCTTAAAGCTAATATAGCTTCACGAGTTCCATTGACACCACCATAGAGAACTTTGTCTTCTATGTGAGTCATATGTGTGTTTTTTTGTTCTGATATAAATTCTATAAATCTCATTATCTTAAACTCTTAATATCTTTTAAACTAATACTTGGTTTAATCGTTCCGCTAGTTATTGCTTGCATTTCTATAGCTTTTGAATCTATTGTTCCTGCAGCAATTATTTCTCCAACTTTAGTTTTTTGAGCTTTACTATACATAAAAACTAAATTAGTATTACCAAAATATTCGCCAGCAACTTTAGCATAATCTTTTTCTATCTGTGACCAAGCCTTTGGCTCTAATTGTTTTAACTTAGTCATTTGTTTTTTATTAATTTCAGATATAGAATTCTTCTTATTGTCATTAGCAGCTATCATTTCACCATCATATTGTTTCTTCAATGCTTGTGCTTTAGCTAGTATTGGAGCTATTTCACCTTTACCACCTAATTTAAAACCTTCTACTCTTTGTCTTCCTACATTTAAAGTTACAGATTTTGCTTCATATTCTTTGTTTCCAACTCTTAAATCTACACCAGCACTACCACCGCCGCCAACACTAGAATTATCAATTAAAAAATACAATAATAATTCACCTGGACCAATGCCGCTTTGATCAAATTGATACATATTAAAAAAGTGAGTAAAGTTTTCGCTTTTTAATTCTTTGATTGCCGCATTAAGTTTAGGTACGTTAAAACTTTTCATGAACATATCTTTTTTTCCAAAGTTAGGGAATTGGTTTTTTAAGTATAAGTATCTTACGGAAGGCTGTAATTCTGGTTTAAGATCTTTAACATCAATATTAAACTTTGTTACTTTTTCAGCGCGTCTAATAAAATCAAAATCAAGGTTAGTTTCATCGGCCATTGACATCTCCTTAATAAAACTTCTAAATCTTTTCATAATAATCTCCTTTGATATTATTATACACTATTTATACAAGTTTGTACACTAAAAAAGCGCCCTAAGGCGCTTTAATTAAATGAAAGATTTTATTTAAGACTTATTTTTAATAGAAGCTTTACCTTTACCTGACAAATATTGCACAGTTTGTGGTGGATTAAAATGCTTGTTTATAAATTTTTCTATGATGTTAGTTAACCAATCCACATTAAGCCTCTTTTTAATTGATGTACATCGTTATTTATTACTTGTTGCGGTTATCAGTTGTTACAGTTTTATTAAACTTTTTTCGTTGAGAGTTTTTCTTTTTATCTTCATTACGTTGATTAGGATCGTACTGTTGAAATGCTCTTAAGCCATTTTCTTTAGCCCATGCAGCTATCATATCTGGTTTATGTTTCATTTTCTAAACCTCGCTGTATATGTTCTTCCTTCGTATGTGAAAGTGATTGACGAATGCGAGTATACTCTTCGAGACTCTTCGTTATACCTCGTTTGAGTGCTGCAGATTCTCTTAGTATTGCCACTAGCGCTACTATTTGAATGACCAAGCATGCCACCAATAATAGCTCCGATTGCTCCACCATCTTTTTCTCCTTTAATGTTATTACCTAAAATTCCACCAATAATTGCACCTGTTAATGCATCAGCAGTCTTATCGCCTGATGTAGTTCGATCTCTACAAACTTCAACATTATAAGGTTTTTGACTTATAATGGTTTTATAATGATCTTGTACGTCAGCATTATGTTGTTGTGTAGCATAAGCTGAGCTGGTTGCAAAAATTAATCCTGCTGAAAATAAAATTATACTTTTCATTTCTTATTTATCTCCTTTAATTGTTCAACTAAATCTAAAGACTCTTTTGGTTTTTCTACAAGTTGAGTTTGAACTGCATATAATCTTTCAAGTCTTTTCTTTACAGATTTAGTTTTACGATGTAAGGGTTCCCAAAAAGAAATTTCTTCTTTAACATATTCAATACCTTTAGACATTGCTATAGCATCGCGTGCTACACTTCTACCTATATTCATTATTTTAACTTCCATAAAATAAATTCTTCACCATTAGATTTCATGGTAATGGCAGGAACACCTTCAGGCTTTTGCTTTCCTACATAAGTCCAGCTGTATCCTTCTGTGAGTTGTGTACTTGAAGTATCTATGAACTCTTTATTATCGATACCAATGATTGCAGTTATTAAAAATAATGCTAACATATTAATTTCCTTCCGTTATAGTTAGTGGTTGAGATTTAGTTGAATCAGTGTAGTCGCTTTTAGAGTATCTGCGCTGTACAGTTTCTTTAATAACCATACCATCACGCACTCTATAAGTGATAAGCTCTCTGGATATGACACCGTCAGTATCCAGGAGATCAAATGCTCTTTTTAAAGGTCCATCAGTCATTACACTTTCTCCGCAAATTGTAAAGCAGTTTTAAGAGCATCTCTTTTTCTGACTTGGTTACCACCAAACCATGAAGAGTATAATCTGTTATCAGCATTTCTACCTTGAATATGATCAGTAACGTATGTCACTGAATTGAAAGCCTGCCACCAAGAACCTTCAGCAAATTTTGCACCAGGTTGTTGTTCGATAGCATCAAATGCAGCCTTTGCATTCTTAGATAAAGTTTCAACAGATAGTTTTTGATTTTGAACTCTCTTATCAGCAGTTCTTGGAAATACTGTATTATAGTACTCAACAAGATCGTCGATATTGTATCTCTTTGAACCAAGAAATTGAGCCATATCTTTATACTCGTGAAGTTTTGCAGAAGCAATACCTAGAGCTTTCTTAACTTCGCTAGCATTGAACTCAGTTCTATGTCCAACTTTAACAGATCTTTCAGCTTTAGCTTCAAGAGATAACGAAAGTGTATTGTTACATACAACTCTGATTGGTGTGAATCTCACATCGATTGAGAAACCGTATTTGTGAGGGTTTGAGAATAATAAGTAAGACTCGACTGTATCACCACCAAAAAGATCAAATGACTCTTTGACTTTTGCTAAAGCCCATACAAGTTGACCACCTTTAAGTGAACCTGCTGTATGCATTTCCATATCGCCTTTCATTACATACTCACTGAAGAAGTTAAATGCATCTTCGTTTTGTACAGGATTCCAGACTTGACCAATATTTGTAAGAACTTTATTATCAGAGCTTCTTACAAGAGATTTCATACCAGTAGGAATTCGCTTATCACCTACATTAACGTATGAATCGATTTGTTCGACTGTCCAATTAAGACCAGCCTTTTCCATCATTTGAACTGGAGTTAAGTCGTTCGATACAGGAACTCCAAGACCGTGCCACGGTACTTCACCTGCGTATGCCATAGTTTCAACGTTGTGTGCCATTATATAATCCTCCTTATAACACGTAAAAGTAAACAAATAGAATTTGCAGAGTGAGACCACCCCAGACTGCAGTTTCGATTAATGCTTGTTTAATAATTTTATTCATAATATATACGCCCTTTTCAATTTTATAGTATTATTATACCATACTTTTATCTAAAAGTAAAGGAAAAAATGCACTTATTTTAAAGTTTGTTGTTAACATGTTAAATCAATTTTCCAAATATTTCAGCTATAACAACATAAGCGCCATAAGCATAGGTACAGTATATAACAAACTTTAAAGACTTATTCATGCTATCATCTGCAGCATAAACCCAATCGTGATATTTTTTACTCATCATCAATTCCTTTACCTAAAATTTTATCTTCAACAGATTTAATATGCTTACACTTTCTGTAAGCAATACAACTACAATCAAATCCGCTGTCATACATGCGAACTTGATAATCATCTCCACGAGATCCAGTTACAGGCCACGTAATACCTATGAATGGATGATTACGCGTATTGATTTCTTCTGAAGGATGTGCCATTAAGCAACCTCCTTCCAACCAACTCTTTCACATATGAATTTTTTAAATTCTTTATCTGAGAACCAGACTATAAATTCGTCACCAACCATAGAACTTCTAAGAGGTGAACCGTCAAACTTGTGATGAGCGATAGAGATTCGATCATTTTTACTTTCAGACCAAGATGAAAAAACATTTTGAGTTTTTTCGAAAGCATAATTGAGTGCTTTATCGGCATGTATGCAAGGGGTCTGGACTGAAGCGGCTGTGTAAGGTATTCCGCCGTGATCGTTATTGAAGGTGATTGTAACTAACATTATATAAACTCCCGTTAAATAGTTAATTTGTTATTTTATAGTACTATTATACCACGCTTTGAGACAAAAGTAAAGGAAAAAATGCACTTATTTTAAAGTTTGTTGTTAACATGTTAAACAGTACTATTCTTATACTGAGACCATTTTGGATAAGAAGCTTTAACATCATTAATGATATCTAGATATGCACAAATAAATTCTAGAAAGAATTCATCGTTCTGTGCGCAGAAACATTCAAACGCTGCTTTACCTTCGATGTCTCCATATTTAAAATTATCCATATCATGTAGAGTATAATAGTGGTCTAAAGCTGCTGTGGCTGTTTTATTTTTAAACATTAGCAATCTCCTTAGCTTCAACATTTGTAGGAGCATAGTTAGCAATAAAACCATTTACTTCACATTTAATTCTTTTAGGAGTGAAACCAACTACTGTACCAGTACATGCAATTCCATAACATTCCGGAGCATTCAATGTAACCCAAACTTCTTGTCCTATTTCGTAATTCATATTAAAGTCCTTTTTTCATTTTATAGTAATATTATACCATACTTTTCACTGAATGTACACAGTTATTTTCACTTATTTGAATGTTTTTTTCCTTAAGGGGATTTTTTTTATAAATAGTAATACGTTCACCCGTAAGGGCGGAAGTACACAGTCGTGGAAGGAACGCACCTAACCATTAAGATAGGGAGGGTGGCATAATGACTTACAGACCATATTCTTGGAAAAGGTTTTGTCAAGCACGTCAGCGCGCATTAGTTCATAAGATACTGAACTACCGTGTACGCGTCTTAACAAGCGCCTAACAGCCTTGATTTAATAATACGGTACTCGGTAATATTTCGTCTGAGTCTGTGTTATCGTAATAGTACTCCTCCGTATCTCCGAGCCTGTACTCATTTCCGTTTTCCACCTGATAGTATTCAGTAGATACTCGGAAGTCTGGCTGTTTCGGATTTTTCGGAGTGAGGCTATTATCATATACTCTCATCCTATTATTCGGATATAAAGCAAACTGTCCGTTCTCCAATTCCAACAAATTAAAAGACTTGTGTTCATCTGGTTGTTCAGCAGTAGAATAATCAATTTCATCTGCATGTACATGGTAGTTATCTAAGGTTGCAATGTATTGACCTTTAACAAATCCGTGGTTCTTTGTATAGACTTCGAAGTCCATAGATCCAATGAATTGTTTCTGTATACAAGTAACACCATAGTCCATACAATTCCAAAACTGTAGATCAGGTAATGCCATATCAATCTTTGGAGTAGTTGGGTCCGCTACAAATGCGCTAATAGGGAGTTTATCAAATAAGGCTCCGTATTCTGGTAAAAATGTTTCGAAGTAAAAGGCACGACCTGGTAATGATTTGGCCGTTACCCAATGACCTTCAACGAATTCTCCGTGACCATCTACATGATCTCTTAAATACTCTCTACGTACCCATACTTTCGTAGAAGGTAAGTTACAAATTAAATGTGATATAATAAACTCCGTGTATTATCTATGTTATACTACTATATATGGATCGCCTTCGGACAAGAGTTATAGACGAAAAAAATTCTGGAGAAAAAAAAAAATATAAAAGGTTTCTGAAAAAAACTTCTGTCTCTGTATACATTCGAACCATACTAGTGGCCTGCTATACCACTGTCAACTTTTTGAAATATAGACCCCTATATGGTATAAGAGAGATGATGGATCATACCTCTGTGGTTCTCTTCGGGTCTCTGCGATCATCTGAGGGACCTCTAAGAAGACCGCCAGTGACCGTACTCTATAGGAGATGTATAACCATATGTCGTGGAGATTCGATGTCCCTCTATGGTTCTCTAAGGGACGCGTGATCTATTATATTGAGTCTGAATTAATCAATTGTTGTCCTATCTTATTATTACTGTTATATACTGTGGAATACTGTACAGAGTCATGAGAGAGTATATCCCCTTCTCCCCGTATACTCTTTTATTATACCATACTTTCGCGTAAATGTAAAGGAAAAAGAACATAACATGTTAACGACCGTGCACTTTTTTTGTGAGTGAGATAAAAGTTTCGCGAACTACCGAGGACACTAAGGTTACCGATCGTACTCCCTCTAGACCTAGTTTCTCTGATATACATACAGTTTATGTAGAATGTATGACTTACACACCTTATATATAGTATTATGAGTCATTGTATACGGTACATCTTTATATGAACTTATTAAACCTTTTATATAGATTATTAGGTAAAGTTATTGACTCGCTCCCATATGAATTATTAAAGAGACTATATTATAGTATACTATTAATGATAATATTAACAAGAAACCGATAGGAAAAGAAATGAATAAAAAATACATATATGAAAGTCCTGATAAAGGTAAGACCGTGTATAGGAGAGAGTTTGGATCAACTGATAGAGAGTTATACCATACAAAACATGATCATTATATAGAGAAAATGATAGAACATGATACAAAACGTACATGTTGGAATGATCGTATGAAGTATTGGGGAGATTATAGTAAGAATGTTTAAGGTAAGTGTGACTGTATATGTTATAACGATAACATTATGTCTTTATATGATAGTACAGATATGAAGTTAAGTGAATATGTATTACTCTATATAGTAAGTATTACTATAATATATGCGAGTGTAGGAATATTAATGGAGATGTATGGGTGATTGAGATAGTAATATATGGGATGATGGGATTGTTGATATTAACTGTTGCGTATATGATTATATATGATAGGATACGTGATAATGAATGGAAACGTAATAATCCGGATGAACATAATATAATGGATAGGAAGATTAAGGATGATTTTAGTGAATAGAACGTTACAAACAAGAGATCATATCATGATTGGGATCACATCGTGTATGTTATTCATATGTTATAAGATGATGTTAATGAGTCCGTTACTCGCAGGAATGTTAATATGGTTCAATATGAACTTATTTAACGCATATTGTAGGTGGCGTAAAAATGACTGAATATTATATAACAGGAATAAGAAGAGGTCTTGGACAAAGACTGTGGGAAGAATACGGCAGTGTTGATAAATTAGAAGACTGTGATGTGTTTATTAATTGTAAACACAATGGATTTCAACAGGTTGATTGGTTATACAAAGCAGCAGAACTTGGTAAACGTATCATTAATATTGGATCAAACGCTGCAGATGGTATCAAAAAAACACCAAGAATATACTCAATACAAAAGATAGCGTTAGATAAAGCGAATGAACAGTTATTCTATCAAGGTGTTAATACATCAATAATAAGATTTAGTTATATCGATTCACCAAGTGTAGCACACGTCAAAGCAGAAAAGATATCTTTAGATGAATGTGTTGATACAGTACAGTGGGTTTTGAATAATCCAAATCGCGTTAAAGAAATTACAATATGTAAACCATGAGAAATGCATAATGAGTGAATATAAATTAGAAAAGTATGGTGTGTGTAGTGTACCACAATTCTTATCACAATCAGAAATACAAGAATATTTGCAACAATCACATTCTAATAAGTGGTATAATCACAAATCTACAGTATCAGGGAAAGTAAGCGCGTTGCATTTCTTACCAACTACATACAAGTCATACGAACGTGTCGCTCTTATGAAGATGGAACCACACGCAATACAAGACTGGCACGTTGATGGTACGCGTTCATGCGTTGTAATTCATCCACTCTCTGAAAATTATGCAAACGGTATGACTGAGCACGGTGAATATGAAGGACCAGTATTATTAGACGTAAGGCGTAGACACGCAGTCTTCAATAACGAGTACACGAGAATCTGTCTACAGATAGGATTTGATAAAGGAGCAGTAGAGACATGGCATTCATTGAAACTCTAGAATATCAATTCGACATTAGTAAGATACAAGAGATACTTGACACGTACTCGCATATTGATCAGGTCACTTTAAATAACAGAGGTGATGTGCGTGATCCACAAAAACAATTGACGTGTGGAAGTGGTGGACTACAGAACTATTATGAGATACGATCTTATGATGACATTAAGGGAAAAGACTTTCACTGGAAACACCTTAATGACTTATTTCGTAACACTTATATTGAAGACATGTATGACGAAATTAGTGACGACTTCATGATAGGCCGTTCAAGATTCATGAATCTCAAACCCGGTAAGTGTTACTCATACCATCATGATTTTTCTAAGAGACTTCATATACCAATAGTGACTAATGAGTACTGTAAATTTTTCGATAAAGATTGGAAGACTTATCATCTTGAAGCTGGAAAATCGTACATCGTAGACACTACTCAGAAACACACAGCTGGCAACTTTGGAAGAGATACTCGTACACATATCGTAATGGCGATACAATGAAAAAACAAAAATTCTCATCTGAAATGACTCGACAACTTTATATGAAAGCTGAAAAAGTGCCAAGTGATATGTATTCAGTTTTACACAGAAAGTTTTTAACGCCTTTACCATTATTATGTGATAATGTCGAACATGATTTTAGTGCGATACATGAACTCTTTTATCAATGGGGAGACAACAGAGATCTTAAAACGCGTAAAGGCTGTGCTCTCGTCAACTTAGACGGTAGAAACACGGCCGATGATTTGTCGATAGGTCCACTTGATCATCATAATAAAAAGCACGCTAAAGGTTTAGTGAATAAATGTTATATTGAAGGAGATTTTACAACACACACTGAACAAATGAAATATATGAAACCAATACAACAATTTGATTTATGCAGGTCTAGTATACTGTGGTGGCAGAGCGGTGACAACTTCACTCCCCACATCGACGTATTATTACCTGCGCCAAACTTAAGATTGTGGGGTTGCACTAACTCCGCGAGCATGCAATTGAGATACGGTGAAGACATGATAGAATCAAAATTTGAATCGAATCGTTTATATCTTATTGACACAAGTGTTATTCACGACGCTACTGCTTTAGGAGAAGTTTATCAATTCTTTATTGGTCTTCTTCCTACAGAAAAAAATTATAATATATTACAAGAATTAATACTAGATTATCTCACCGACTGATTTTTTTGCAAGATCAATTTCACCTGTTGATATACATCTTTGCCAACACTTTACATTTTCATAATTATCATGTTGACACGTAAAATAAAAATCAGGTAGTAATTTATAACCACAATGAGTTTCTCTTATAAGTCTTTCAAGTACTTTTGTTTTACTTGGATATTGTATTGACACAAATGATGTCATACCTCGTTTTCTACAATATTCTGTTTGATACGGAAGAAAGTAATCAATGACCGGTCTTACGATCATATTATTATTTTTGTGTATGAATGTTGATCTATAATACGGATGAACCCACGTCCTGTCGATAACTCTCGCAAGTTTATCATGATACTTATAAACACCAGATATCGCAATTACTCCACCTAATTCGTGATCAACAAGTTTATGAAAACACATGTAATGTTCCCATCTCTTTTTTATACGATCGATATTATAGTTTAATCTATTTTTATGTTTTTCTTGAGACGCAATATTAAGTATTGGTAGGATTTCATCTATACTTTGTACTTTAACTAATTCAAATTCCATCCACACACTTTCCACATATGACGAGACCGAGACGTGTTTGCGTTTCTTTTATGATTTGTTGTAATATTATTACACATCACCAATTGTTTCTTTTTCCATACATGACTGTATATTCTATCTTTTGAATACAGGATATCATCTATCATATCACTCTCTTGTAATATACTACTACTATTTGAATAGTATATGTACGTACCACGTTTATCTTTTTGAAAGAGTTGATGTTTTACAGAACCATGAAACCTACGAAAAAGTTTCTTTTCTTTTTCGTTACGAAACTTATATGGATAACGTTTATCATCAGTAAGACGTTCCATGTCAATTGCTGCAATATCATTCTGATGTTCTTGATAGTAATCTGAAATACTGTCAATAATTCTATTATCTACAAACATCGTGTCTGCACTACCGTCAATATCAATACAATAAAGTCCTGTTACATTATAAGGTTTCTTTTTATATATTCCGTCTATATGCCACGCTAACTCAGTCTCTGATCTTAAGTCTTCTTTATCATTACTTGGATTATTTTTAATTGAGACAAATATTTGATTAAGTGGATCTTGCGGACATATTTCATAATACTTTGACATAAAATTATAAATCTCAATTTGACATGTAGGTACATTGTTAATGACAACAAGATCTACTTCATTATTAACTAAAGAGTCTAATGACTTGTTTTTCCAATCGTGTTCATCAATATTCATTTAATATCTCCTGCGTATCACATGACACAATAAGATGCACTCTTTCAGTATTACCTTCATTATATACCCAATGAGGAACTCCTGGATTAATAAACCATACACCACCATCTGCTGGAAAGTGCGATTCATGTGTTACACCGTCAGAACCTGTTCCACCATAGAACGATTTATTATTTGTTATGATTGGGATGTGTAATCTAATACCGTACTTAGTGTCATGATCTATGTGTTTCTTTATTTTTCTACCTGCAGGTAATTTTGCAAAACGTGTTTTGTGTACAACGTTCTTTCCTATAGTATTCAATACTTCTTCAATATATTCTGGTATATTATCTTTTCGTTTTCTATAAAATCTTTCATCTGCGTGTGGGTTACTCTTTGCTATTTTTCTATCCCATATACTACCAGATTTTTCAGTTCTATTTTCTATATTATAATTACTATCAAATTCTGTAAGACCATATTGTTGGTATTCATTGTCAAACTTTTGTGTAACTATATTGTGTGATTCAGTAAACTTAGAGTATTCATTACTCATAGCATTCCAATCTTTGTCTTTAATCTGATTATATGATTCAAGTAATTTAATAGGATTAAATTGAAACTGTAATAGTTTTTTAAACACTGGTAGTTCTGTTCTATCTTTCCATCTATTTTTTGTGGTGATCATTATGACTTCCTTCAAACGGCGCAAATATATTTATCCACCATCTATTCACTGGTCCTGTATCAGTATGTCCAAATAGATTTAGTGTACCATAAAATATATATGATAATACGAATGCTGTAAGTAAGTACAATAAGTATTGATAAAAGACTATGTAAGTAAGTCCTAAAATATAATATCGATACTTATGAAAGAACATAACCCGAGGATTATTGTATAAATCTTTTACAAACTTACGTGGAATGCACTTTACTCTCCATGTAGAGAATAATATTTCCCACCATTTTTTGTATATAGGAGAGTGTGGATCTTTTGGTGTATCGGCATACGCATGATGCATTCTGTGAACACCACACCAACTTAACGCAGATTGACCTCCACATAATACACCACAATAAAGCATAACGCATTCTATAAATCGATCTACAATGAATGGTCCTGCTTTATATCCGCCGTGAGCAAATGTTCTATGAAATCCGTACGTTATACCAATAGTTGCTAATACGTAATACGTGCAGTACGCTACTAGTATTTCCATTAAGATACCTGTATTGCAACATATACTAACATAGCAAATATGCCAATATTAATCATCATATTAATATAGTGTGGATTTGGTGTCATAATTTTCTTCCTTTCAATATTCTTTTGAGTCATTAAATCAGTGTGTTCTAATACTTTGTGCCACATGTTTTTATCCTAACCATTTATCTACTTCAAATATTTCAATCATCATAAAACTAAATAATAATAGTAGAATACTCCAAACTATGAGTTTACCACTAAAATTAGTCGCTTTCATCTTAATTGCAATTAGTTCATTACCAAGAAATCTTAATGCGAGTTCGAATTCGTTGTGTTCATCTTTAACAACAATACCATTCTTTTTTTCTTCTACCATTTAAATCTCCTATATAGGTTGTGGGGGTAACATTTCCCCCACGCGGATGTATTAAGTCATCACACTTTTTTAGCAGGACTATTTTAGTTCCCTCGTGCGTCCAGCCCGCCCTGCCGTGTAGGTAATTTTACGTTCTTATATCGAGTCTACCTTATCCGTCTTGGTAGCCCACCTACGTCGCCGCACCCCGTAAAGTGCACACGTGAATCCCGGTTTTTTATAAGTAGTGTTGCAACACGTACTTACCTCAGGAAATCTGTGGAGGATTCTGTTTCCAAGCTCCTCCGGGCTCATAAGAATTAAGCTGCTTGAGCTAACTCTTGAGGTGCAAAATTATCGTTTGCATTTATCGTATTGTTCGCATTAACCGAGCTTACATCCGGATAACTCCACATCGCTATTTCGTCTCTGTCGATCCTATTTCAGCCCCATATTCGTTTGGTACACCGTTCGTCTGAATTCGATATCTTCCATCTCTTAAGAAGTGTCTTGCGTTAAAGATACACGATGAGATACTCGAAATATATCCATACTTTGGTGCTTGTATCTTATACCACCAGATAAAATCTTGAAAGAATATCTTCATATTTTGGTGGAGCTGTCGGGTATCGCACCCGAGTCCAGTAAACCTTTCGCTTTGTTTCATCGTTATATAGTATATATTATACCATAAAATTACACAAATGTACACCTTTTTTTATAAATAGTTATGAAAAAGAGGAGAAGAATATGCCGATAGCAGAGATACTTGCAGGTATCGCACTAGTAAAATCAAGTGTAGATTTTATTAAATCGAATATTGATACATGTAAAGACATAGGTGAAATCGGTGGTGCCATTGATGGTCTATTAAGAGGCCAGCAAGAAGTAAATAAAAAACAAGGTAAGCGAGGCCTAGGTGTTAAAGAACAGTTTGACACTTCACATATCGCAAGAGAAACCATTGATGCAAAGATCGCTGCTGAGCAATTACAAGAAGTAGCGAACATGGTTAACTTACGTTTTGGCCCTAACACATGGAAAGAGATTCTTGAAGAACGAGCAAGACGTATTGCAGAACAGAAAGAAGCAATAAGACAAGCCAAGATCGAAAAGGTAAAAGCTGATAAAGCTTTATGGGCAGAAATTAAACAGGTTCTTTTAGTTGCTGGTATCATATTTCTTGGTCTTGCTGTAGCAGTTGGTAGCGTATGGTACTCAAGACTCTCTTAATCATTTTAGTTACATCGACTGTAGCACTCGCCGGTGCTAAGACGGTCGGTACAAAGAAAGACTATACACGTCAACAGAAGATACAAAGAGGTGACATAGTTCTACCGAAGATGGTTACTTGTAGACTTAAGAAGCGTGTTAAGACTAAATCTGGTGAAGAAGTTTGTATATATCAAGGACAAAATAAAACATACGAGATGGCCATAGAGAATAACTGTCCTCGTCAATACAAATGTAAATACAATCCATATGGTGACGTACCTAACATTGGTAGTGTTATAGATAGTTTAAACGAAGCTGTTAAATAATAGGAGAAATTATGATAGGCGAATCTGTTGTTGGTAAAGAAAGATATTGTACGTATTGCGGTCACAGGTGTCATTGTTATTCAAATGGTTGTCAAGAGTGTATGAATGACGTATGCCAAAAATGTGAGTGTAAAGAAGAAGTTAATGATATTCAAACATGAAATCTTTAAATTAGATCTTACTAATGCAGCCAAAGGCAAATTATATTCAGGTAATACTCTTTTGTTTATGGGTGATGGTTATAAAGCTATACAAATATTATTACAAAACTGCAAAGATAAGACACCAGTTAAAACTAAATTTCATTCACAATTGTCTATGAGAGAAAAACCTAAGTTTAAGGATACGTAATATTAATAAGGTTTAATGTTATTGTTTATTTGTTTAGGCACACATACTGCAGTGTATGATACCATTTTAGGTGCATCTTCTTTTTTTGATTTATTTGGAACAGATGGTTGATTATTTAGTCTAGATGCAAAATATTTACATTTGTCAATGTCGTAGAAATACATGTCTTTGCTTTCTATTTTAGTACCTAGGTAAACCATTAATAAAAATGCATGCATTAATCAGTGTCGTACTTGTATTCAACAGGTGAACTTGTATCAGTGTCTGCAAATTTATCAAACTCTTGACTATCATGTACGTGTAATTGCATTATTGCGTAGTGTAGTACTTTCATAATATCTTTTCTAGCGTCATCACTATTACCTTTTTTACCATATCTTTGAGCATATTTCATTATGTTACCGATACAAAATCCAGTACCATGACCGCCGTCAATTATAAATTCAGTTGCTTGAAACTGTTCTCGAGAATAATGTCCTTTATACGTATTATTGATAACATCCATCAACTCTTCTACATACATGTCTTCATTAAACTTATAAGATATATCTGGTCTTTTTATCAATTCATTGCTCATTTCTTCTCCATAATTTGTATTAATTGTAACTCTTTTCCACCTAACTCTCTCAATTGACATTTATGTTGATACATTGAGTTATGCCCTTCATACTTTGTTAGACAGTCACGAGCAGTAATATTTTTCCACATCACCTTTTGACCACTTGGATAAGTTACTTCATAAGTTCGTAATTTCTTATCCCAAGACTTAGGAGAACCTTCTTTCATATAAGTTATTGTCACTATTTTTCCCATCTATAAAATATATGTTTACCAATTGTGACAGTTTGTGTTTTTTTCTCAGCCCATGACGGATAGACATAGTCTGCATGATAATGCGTAGCGCCTTTAGTAAAATCATATACTAATATTGAATTATATCCATAATATATTTTAGCAGCAATTCCTATAATCTGATCATACAAGTCTTTATCTTGTGATGGTACTACATCTCTTTTACCATCACAGTACCAACTAAACTGACATCTGTTTTTTAAAGGATGCCATTTGCCATGAGTTTCTAACCACCATTTAGAATGTTGTGCTTGATAAACTACAGAACATACTGTGCTTGGATATCGTTTGTCTAAAACCCTATTCATAGTAACATAACCTACAGCAATCATACCTTGAAGAGATTGATTACGAGCTTCCCAATACATGTTTTTAGCCATACATGAGATCTCTTGATCTTTACTAGTATTTGCTTGTGCAGGCGTACAATAGGTTAACACTAACATTCCAAACATGCCTAGAGCTAAACCTTTAATCATATTAACGTATGGCTGCATTACGCATGCCACATGTTTGTTACGTCCTCAGCAGTTTGAGCTGCATCTATGAAGTTAAAATAAACTTCACGAACACTTTCAACTCTTGTTAATGCTTCTGTTAATACAGTAGAATCTTCTACTATATCTACAGCCTGTTCGTTAAAGTCTTCTACTGAATCGTTAAAGTAAGTGTTTGATTTTGACATATTATATTCTCCGCTTTTTTTATTTTATACTTATATTATACCATAGTTTTTTGCAAATGTACACAGTTATTTTAATTATTTTTACCATATTTTCTGGCATATAAAGTAGCTGGTCCAGGCACAAAATCAACTGTTCCAAACCTAGATGATTTAATTCCGTAATCACGTGGAAAAGATTGAATTAGTCTTGGCTGAAATCCAATTTTCCTAGGTGATTTATTAGCATTAGTTCTAGAAGGTGAAGTATTTTTATTTGTATTAAATTTAGTAGACATATAGTATTCTCCGCTTTTTTCATTTTATAAGTATATTATACCATACTTTTTAGCGAATGTACACTCTTTTTTTCACTTATTTAAAAGTTTGTTATTAACATGTTAATTAATCCATTTTAGTCTTTGAATTATATGTTACAACACGCACATTTTGTGCCACTTTAACTTTAAGTGCATTATGAACGTGATGTAATACAAACTTAGTGTTAGGGAATTCATTAAACATTTTTTCCCACACTGGTCTCCAATTGTTAGCAAGTCTATGATTATTCATATTACCTCTATCAGATTCAAGATATAAGTCAGAACAACTTCTTAAGTTAAAATCAAAAAGTGAATCAAATCCATATAGATGTATTTCGTCTGCTTTAACTTTATTTGCTGCATAGTGTACAGCCATATGGCCACAATTAAAATCTGTATAGTTTGCTACATATTTTGGAAGAGTGGTATAAAATTCTCTTACTTGAGAAGAATGTTTAACGTAAAAGGTAGGCTGTTGATCCATCCAAATCTTAGGTCTCATACCTAAAATCCAATCACCAGGAATAGTTAGTGTTCCTTCATGTAAAGCTTTCATCATTTTAAAATCAACCATGATCGTACCATACGCACCAGGTACAGGCCAAGGAGGAATATTACAAGTTAGTTTCATTCCAACTCGTGTTTCTTTTAAGTACAAACTCGATTGATCACCGTTTCCAATAATATGTACCACCTTATTCATAGCATACTCCTAATCTTATCTTTGCCTTTTTTTCCAGTCCAATGCATGATTCGCACTTTACCTTTGTATCCATCTGCTTCAGTTTGTAATCTCATTACATTATATTCATTAGGTAAATCTTTAATGTAAGTAATTTTTGTAATAGGATTTAATAGCTTATCAAGTATTTCTTGATCTCCTACACCATTACTATGATCTTTTCGAACAGCACCGCACCATAATGATAGTATTATAGGTTTATCTATAAAGCCAACAACGCCTGAGTTATGCCAAAGATGCTTACGCCGTAATGTCCACGGTTTGTCTTCAACCATTGCTAATTTATTAGGTTCTAATAAATCAAATATGCCATCAATATTATCTTTAACTTCACAATCTAAATCTATCCATACAGTTTTCTTCGAAGGAGATTTCCACATAGATAACGGTTTTCGAAACCAACCTTTTTCTTCTACTTGACCTAAATTCATAACTGCCTGTGCATTTTGTTTAACTAATTCAAGCCCCTTTTTGCTTAAGCCGAAATCAGAAAATACAAGTGGTTTGTTGCAATAGGCTTTATAGTTTTTAAAAAACCATGGTAGCATCCATTCATGACCTTCGTCACAACCAGTAATAAATGCTTTGTCAAATGTTTTAAATGATTTCATAAGTTTCACCATAATTATGTTTTGCGTAGCATCCTTGCTTTTGTTGTATTGTAGTAAAACTGTCTCGTGCTTCAACTGGCCAAGGATAATATTCACCTAGTGTAAATTTACTTGAATGGATGTATATGTCTGTTGGCCCCGCAGAAAATACGCATTCATCAATTAACTGCTGTGCACCTTTTGGTGTTAGCCTGTACGCATGCGCACCTGGGAAATATGGTTTAGATACAAGTGATCCATAACCTATAAATGATGGTGTGTTAAATTTACCGTATGATGGTTTACCAAGGTTTAAGATATCAAACATCAGCATTTGTGGAATATCTCCAACTAATACTGCGTCATGTTCAAATATAACTATAGGCTCTTTAGACCTAACACACTTTTTCCATAAACTGTGGTGACTTAGAAAACCTGCTATGCAATTTTCTGGTCTACTATATATTTCATTAAATGCCGCAGAAGGATACTTTAGTTTCTTTAACTCTTCATACACATCACAGTTTTGTGGAGTATACGCTGTATGTTTGTTTACTTTGTAACCAAATACTAAACCACTTTTAACACATCTATCAGCAACTTGTACTGATCTTTCATTTTCTTTTATTGTTATTACATACATTTTCATAGTGTTGTTGTTGACCTCAATCCTTGTATTCTTGTATAGAAATTACGTGTTACACCAAGCTTAGGAACTAATTGATAACACATGAGTGCATCGTTTGGCCACATACCGTATTCCTGTGTTAAATCAATCATAAGTTGTGCACCTGCTGGTTTTATCACATATGCTGAATTACCAGCTAATCCTTGTGGAATGTTATATTCGTCAATCCTAGGAACTGGTTGAAATAAATCAGTCTTTTCTAAGATTTTATCATGATATACTTTAGATTTCCTAGTAGCCATTGATGGATCGTTTATTCCTATAATATCAAAATTACATTTCTCAAACGTGCTGTGAGCTGGTAGTCTTTTTATGAATCGTGAATCGTGTTCAAGTATTAATATAGTTTCATTAATATTTTTGCATTTTTGCCATAGATACCAGTGACTTAAAAAACATGACATACGCTTTCTTTTATCTGTAGTTTGATATGCAGACTTTAGCATACCGCTTTTCATATCTAATTCTTGGCCTTCCCACGGATAGTTCCAAACTAATCCATTACCACCACAATATCCTTCTACTTTATTAAGTTCAATTGCTTCATGCATTTCAAAGCCATCATCATGGCCGTATTTATCATAGCTTTCTTTAAGTTCGTTAAATCCAGACATTGATATTTGATTGCCTGGTACTACTATTGCATATGCTTTCATTTCATAATCCTTACTTTATCACCATCTTCTATATAATATTTACCGATACAATATCTTTTTAAATAACTATGGCGAGTTAATCCAAAGTTATTAGTATTATCTATAATAACATTAAACCGTGGTTTATTCCATACATTTAGCATAACATCATTAATACTCTTTTGATCATTAGTATCGCAACGTGACCAATATATTCTTTTTTCTTCTAGATATTTGTATTTATCTGGTTGATTTCTATTAAATTCATCGATACAATAAATGTTAGATCTTTGTAAATACTTATGCCACACTGGTATGCTATTTTCTATGCCAATTTGTAATATGTTTATAGGCTTATGCCTATATTGAAATAGTTGCGCTTCATAAAATAAAGAATATTGTTGTCTATTAGATTTATATCTTTGAAATAATACGTTAAGCACGAATAAATCTTTCAATAGCAGCACCGCCATAAACACAATGATGGTTATTCATTACACTTAACATTTGATACCACCCATATTCAGCAGGCCACAATTTTTTCTCTTCATTAAATTTATGCACTAATTTTGTATCGAATAATTTTCTAGGATGAAATATCATATTATCATTTATCCAACAATGCCAGTCTCGGCTCCAAGTTAAGTCTGTAGTTTCAGTAATGTGAACATGTTCAATATCTTTAAATTGATCTAAGTTTGTCCATCTTCCGCCTCTTATAGCAAATCCAATTGGAATGTTATCATTATATGATGTTTCTAGATATTGTGTAAAGTCTACCTTGTTAGATACAAGAGTATCCCATCTTATTCTTATAATCATATCGTATTCTAATGGTATGTCATAATCGAGTTGGTAAGCATGGCCTATAATTTGTTTTGTATGATGAAGCAGTTTCTTAGTTGTTCTTGCATTATCAACTAAACCCCCATTTTTTTTATTAATAAAAGCTTCTTTATACTCTTTGTATTTTACATGAGGAGGATCGCTGACACATTCTAACCAAGGATTATAATTAACTTCTGGTTCATTATGATAAGTTGATTTGTATTTTTCTGATATATCATTTTTGTATTCTGTCCATGTTGAAAAGTAAATAGGTATTTCCGGAAATGCTTTTTCTAGATGACTTATATTTTTTTTACAGTTCCCTCTAGCAATACCGGAAACACAGATTACAGGTTTCATTATACGTCCTTATTATAATTACTTAAAAAATGATTTAAATCTTCAGGCGTACCTAATCCCCACATTCCATTAGAATGAATATTTTTAATTCTAATTTTTCCACCACGTTCTATAAATTGATTAAATACTGGACAAACATAAAATTCGTTATTTGTTCTAATATCTTTTTTTATCATTTCATCAGCACAACTTACGTAGTCACTTCCACGAGACCAATAATATATGCCAACAGTAGCATTATCAGAAATTGGTTGTTTTTCTGCCACTTCACTAACAAATCCATTTTTATCTAATTTAACATAACTCCATTTCGGATGAGTAGTTTTAAAAGTAAGTATGCCACCACCTATACCTTCAGTGCTGAATGCATATAAAACTTCGTTACTATTCCATTCAATAAACTGATCAGAGTTTGCAATAACAAGAGGATCGTTATTATCAATATATTCTCTAGCTAATAAAGTCGTACATGCAGCGCCTTCAGTGATTCCATCTACTTGAACTATAGTGCAATCAGGCTTAATTAGTTTTAAAACAATTTCTAAGTTAAATTTTTCATAATGTTCTTTTTGTACGATGTAAATATGATGAGCATCAATATTTAAATTATCAGTGACAACCTGTATCATAGGTTTATTACCTACTTCAATTAAAGGTTTTGGAAATGTGTAACCTTGCTCTTGGAATCTACTGCCAGCACCAGCCATTGGTATTAATACGTTCATTTTTTTACTTTTCCACGGTATATTTTGTTGAGGAGTTTTATTAGCTTCTTCAATTTTATCTAATACTTTACTTAGGTATACATCTTGTGTGTTTTCTACTGCCAGTAAGTGTGCGCCACTATCTAATACTGCTTGTCTTCCAATATGGCTATCTTCAATTATAAGTGTTTCACTAGGCTTTGCATTTGCTTTTAGCATAGTTTTAAAATACATTTCAAAATGCGGTTTAGGTTTTTCTACATCTTCGTTGCTGTACCAAAAATCAAAATATTCAATGAGATTTAATTGTACTAAACTCATTTTAACAGTTTCACGCACAGCGTTACTTGCACATGATAAAGTATAACCTCTATCTTTTAATTCTCTACACATATCTATGAAATCTTTTCGAGGTTTTACCATCTTCTTAAGAATTTCTACAGTAGCTTTTTGTTTGTGTTTTGCTATTGTAGAATGTTTATCAGTAGGTAAACCTTTTTTAGATGTAAGCATATTAAGTTTTGTTCTAGTTGACAACCCATCATATGTACTTAAATGCTCATCAATGCTTATACTATATTCAGATCCTAAAGCGCAGTTTAATGCTTCATAGTGTATTTTTTTACTATCAATTAAAACGCCATCTAAATCAAATACTATTAATTTTATCATATTCTAATTTCAAATTGTGTCTGACCATGTCTAAAGATATTTGTTAATTTGTGTTTATTTATAAATTCGTTAACTGCCTTTGTTACACCTGGTTTATTCCATTTAGAATTAGGCCAACCATAATCATCACCTAATATAAGTCCTCCTGGTTTTACAGCTTTTAATGAATTTTCTAAATCACTTAAGCATCCTTCATATGAATGATCGCCATCAACATAAATCCAGTCTAACTCAACATCACTATATTTTTCAAACCATTCATCAGATAACATACGACATATTTCAACTTCTTTGTGTGTTTTAAATCTTGAATTAATTTCTGCATAAACTCTATCATAATATTTTTGAAATCCAGCTGGAGCAATTTCACCAGTTATTTTAGAATATTTAGCAATATATTCTTGAAATGACATTTCTGTATTTTCTTTATACGGTTCTGTTGAATATGAATCAACCATATAAAACTTTTTAAGACCTTTTTTAAGAAATTGTGTTGAAGTGTTACCCATCCAAACACCAATTTCTGCGCCAACAGTATCAGCTTTTATTATATGCATTAAGTTATGAGAGTCTTTATTTGTATGAGTTGCCATCATGATAGTTATACCTTAAAATATTTTGTTCCATTATTAATTGCTCTTACTAAATGATGAGATCTGTATGAGCCAGCTGTGTCGTATATATGTATGTCTTCATATTTTTTATATAGTTGAGCAATGTGCATCATACCAGAATCGCTACCAACATGAAATTTAGCATTAGCTAATGCTAAGCCAATATGAGGTAATGAGGTTTTTAACCACCCTTTACCTTCTCCGCCTATGTACAATACTGGACACATATATTTCTTGTGTATTTCTTTTATTAATTCTTCTGGTAACGTTCTTTGTGAATCAGTTGAATCCCATTGTGCAGTAATAAATTCATCTGGTAACCAACCATTATTAACAATTGGTTTTAATTCAGGTAAAGTTTTTAAATATTGAGACATTTCAATACCGACGCGCGTTTCATTAGGATGCATTTCAATAGTGTCAGCGCAATGATAAATGTATGCATCTATTCCTTTTGATTTTAGATATCGTATCCAATCAACTTCTGATAAGTTTTCAACTGGATGTGGTTCAACATAAACTGCGCCTGACGGCAATAATCCAAGTAATTCTACCCATGAGTTTTTCTTTTTATCAGAAGGAACTCCGCCTGCAATACTCCATTTGTCATCAGTTAAATGTAGTGTTACTGGAGAGTTGTGTGCTCTACCATATTGATATGCTAATAAAACGCTATGAGATCTGTCGCCAAGTCCTGGTGTTGTATATGGTCTATCGCCACTTCTTATACTTTTAGATCTTAAAGCTATATGTTTCAATGGCTTTTCTTTTCGGTTATTTCGCTGCCAAAATATATATCAATGCGTTTCTTGGTTTCGTGTCTTAAATCATTTATTTGAGTAATAAGAAATGCAGTATTAGATTCCTCTTTACTAAATCTTTCTACGCCTTTTCTTTTAACATCTTCTAAGTCCCACAATTGCTCGTTAATTGCTAACATAATCCCTAAGTAGTAATCAAACCCTGGATATTCTAAATCAAGACTTTCATACTGCTCTAACTCTTTTGAAACATCAAGTTCATGGTCTTGTTTTATTATTAATATGGAATACTTATCTATATATTCGCCCATACTTATATCAATTTGAATTTTCAATTTACAATCTCCATTAGTTCATCAACGTTTTCACCGCCATTTGGTAATTTATCTTTTAGAAAGAAATGTACAAAATAAGCTTCTTTAACTTTTTCAATTGGAATTGCTGTATATAGTGCATTCCATTTCCAATTAAGATATGATTGAACCATCTTTTCTTTCTTAACCCAATAATTCAATAAGGTTTGATCTGTGCTCCACTTCCATGCACCTAGGCCATCAACAAAATCTTTAAATTCTGCTCTTTGTATAAACTCTTTTCCGCTTTGCCTTTTAAGGTATTTTTTAAAATTGTTGCCCATAAGCATAAGGCCCATATTATAAAATAATGCACCATCTTGATTCCACTCCCAATCAACATCAGTAAGTTGAGAATACTGCATCTTAGTATATCCAGCTAATTTTTGTTTATACCATTGTTCGATTGGCGCCATTCTTTCCACAACTCCTGCAAATTCGGTGGTTCCACCAAAAGCGTCCAATTCCAAGAAGATGTTTGGTGAGTTAGGACGCACCCAGATATCAGCATCAATGATACAAATTTGATCATAGTTATTCCAAAAATCAAATGCATTTTCTTTTTCATATATTGGTAAAAACCCTCCATGTTTTTCGTATGATTCTTTACTACGATTTGTAGCAAATACGTCAGGTTTAATTTTCATTATAGGTTGAGTTTGAATAATGTATTGTACATTTATTTTTTTAGCGTATGCTCTAACCGAAGCTGTACAGTGATCATACAGCTTTGATGGTTTTCCAGTATAAACTTGGTAGATTAATCTTCTCATTTTTCAAATATTATCAATTGGCTATTGATACCTCTAGGTCTGTGTATAACTTTACTTAGTTTATATTTTAATTTAAAATCATGACGTAACATATTAATAAGTTCATCTGTAGATATCTCAAGCGGATCAAGTTCTCTTGATACCATTTCTCTACCTTGTGCTAAATCAATACAAAGAAGACCTTCTGTGTTAATTTGCTCTATCCAAGTCTTAATGCATTTTTCTGGATCATACGAATGATCAAGCGAGTTTGAGTATAATATATCAAACTTACCTATGTATTCTTTTATTGGATTGTGGAAATCATGCTCAATAGTGTTTTCAAATTGATTTGCAGTGTGAGATATTTCAGTGCCGATAACTTTTGCAGCAGGTATGTGCTTTTTAAAAAGCTTTTGTTCTGTGCCGTTTCTTGTACCATGACAAATAATATTTTTAGCAAAAGGTTTTATTTCTGCTATATTTTTGATACAAGTTTCATCGACCCATATATTTTTTAGTTTAGATACATTACCATCTGTTTGGACTTTCACGTATTCTTCATAATTTTTGTATTTCCAAAGTTTCATAACAAAATCCTTATTTTATTTTTTTGCTTTATTTGCTAAAGCTTCTTTACCATAAAACGCTGCAACAATTGCTGCAACCGATACAAAGTAAACAGCCGCCATATCACCTAAGATTTTAGCAGCTTTATCTAAACCAAATAACGTAGCAATGATAACAAATGCAGGATATAGTAACATTCCACCTAAAGCAAACCATGCCATGTTTCGTTGAGCGTCTTGTTTTTTATCTTCATTCTCTAACATCACTAATTTTTGTTCCATTTCAAATTCTTCGTCAGTTACTATTCCATCGCCATCTTTATCGAAAGCTGCGTATTTACTCCCTGGCTCCAGTTGTTTTTGTGCCGCCATTATAGAACTCCTTTACTATCTTCGCTATTGTTAATGCATCATTAAATCCATTACGAAGTGAATTTGACCTGTGGCCATTTTCAATAAACCATTCTATTGTATTTATATCTGAACCAGACACCTCCATATTATAACCTCTAGTAAGTTCTTCAAACTCATATCTTAATTGAACAATCCTTGTTAATCCTATTGACATATCAGTGTCCAAACATTTTTCGTTTTCTATATTCATCAATTGTGTCCTCTAATAATTTAGTCCAGTTATCTCTATGTTCAATGAACACAGACGGTTTTTCATGGTCAACATCCATAATTATTACAACGTTTGGTATTGACATGCCCGTTCTTTCTTCCCACATGATAGCATATGCTGCACCTTGTGCGAAATAGTTTGTGATTCTTTCTTTCTTCTTTACGTATTTAGAAGTTTTAAAATCAATTATTGAGGGTACTCCATTAAACTCTGCAATGACATCGCATCTGCCGGCAAGTTTTAAGTGGTGACTAAATAAAGGCACCTCGAGACCATATATTTTTCCAATATTATTATCAAGGACAGGCTTGAGATTTTCAAGGCTCTGTTTGATGTGAGGTAATTCTTTTGATGTGTCTTCATTATTTAAATACTTTTCTAGTACGTTATGAACATTAGTACCACGTCTAGATGCTTTGCCACTAATCATATTAGCTTGTTCTGCGCCTACTCTTTCACGCCAAGCCCTTATAGCATCTTCACTAAGTATACTTAGAACTGTTGTAATACTAGGATAAGACTTACCATCAGGAGTATTATAAGTTCTGCCTGATTCTGTAGTTGTAGCATCCAAATCTTGATAGCCAATATCAATTGTTTCATGGTTAAATATTTTTCTTTTCATTTGTTGGTGCATTATATTTAAATATTTCCTTTATTGCTTCTTTGTTAACGCAAAATATAGCTTCAGGTTTATGTTTAAAGTTATATTCATTAGCTGCAGTCCTATATATATCCATGTTATTTACTTGCACGTAATTATAACATTTCATATACTCATCAAAATTAGGTTTTGCAAATACAAATAATGGTCTATCAACTTCTTGAGTAGATGCTAATACAAACGTTACTACTATAAAAAATGCATTCATGATTCTTGTCCTATATTTTTATTGTATTGTCTTTACCAGAACCTGCTTTAATTCTGGCAAGGTTGTCTTTCCACCCATTATCAGTTTTTGATAATAGGCTACCTTGTCCAGAAACAATTCCTGGAAATTTAATCACTTTTATACAATTATGTTCAGTAAGATACTCTTGTAATTCTTCTGACTTAAGCATAATATCGTATTCGTCACCTTCTTCTAAAGGCTTAACTGTGTACATCGGCACCTTGGTATCCTTCCCACCAATCCGGAGCTGATCTTCCCCAGTCCCATTTGGCAAATGGTTTTGCTGTGTGGTAATAATTTCTGTATGCTTGTACTGCATCACCTTTAACAATACAATCCGGATATTGAGACATTGCTTGTGCAAATTCAGTAAGACCAACATCCGGTATATTTATAGGTGGTTTGCTAAGAACTTTACCTAGCTTTACAAATGTTGCATGTTTTTTGTTTCTACGAAATTCGAATTCGTCAGACAGCGCTACAAAGTGTTGGTAATGCCAGTTATAGTTTTGTAAGCTAGCCATTGTCCACACTGTGCATGGATGATATTTGTGAACTGCTGCATAGTATATATCATCACGTTCATTGCCAAACGTGTAATATTGCTGCATAGTTTTACCAGACTTAGACCTGCGTCTTTCAGGCGTACCGTCAAGCAGCCTATGAGATGTACACAACATTTGTGCTGCTTCGATAATCATTTTAGGTATGTGCTTATCACACATCATGATAGCAGCTTTTGCTGGATCTTTATGTAACACAAAAATATTCATACTTTCACTTTCTTAAATAATATATTAATTATACCATGCTTTTTGCAGTTTGTACACAGTTATTTTTTTAGTTGATTTCAAAGTTAATCTTGTAATAATTTTGGAAAAGCTTCTTCTACAACTGGTCTAGAAATCCCAGGGATTTTCTTTTTATTAATCATTTTTAAAACTAATTTAGCATCTTCTGGGTGTACACCTTCAAGTATTCCTATGAATATTTGTTCTCTTTTATACTTTGGCATTTTATCGCCTGGGCCGCCTTTAACAAAATATTTAAATTGTCCATTTTGTCTTGTTAAATTAGTTGCATGATTATGAGCGGCTGACGCAGTATAAGGTGGCTCACCTTCAGGCAAATTCCACGTAACCGTAGTGTCCATGCACCCTCTTATAATATCTTTTAAAGCCCATGTTTCACTTTCTTTTAAAACTTTAACTTTATCATCACGACTTCTTTGCTTGGCCATTTCTTCCAAAACTTCAAAAACGTATTGTTTCATTAAATAAACTCCTGTACACTTTCAATTAAATTATTACAACGCTTGGCAATTAAGTAAGGTAACACTTTACTTTTATTAGGCCAAGGATCTTGTTCTTCATATTTATTTATAATCTGATTTTTTAAGTCTTGTGGTGTTTCACTAAGGGCAATCAATTGTTCGTTTCTTAAGTAGTTACGATACCAAGAAGCAGCATATAGTAATTCGCCTTCTTCTAAGTCTTCAATAATACTATCTACTTTCTTTTGTGTCATAGGTGTTTGTCTGAAACCTTCTACAAAGGTATCGTCATTAGATAAAATGTTTGGTACACCATCGCCTTTATCACCACGTATAATATGATTAAGTAAATAGTATCTAGCATTATCTTCTTTAAGTTCTTTCTTAAGAAGAGGTGAGAACTGCTTTACATTAGGAAATCTTTGTAATTGTAAGAAATCTCTATCTGAAGAAACAATCATAATTTTTTCTGGATTAAATTCTACTCTAGATTTTTTAATTACAAGAGCACCAATAACATCATCTGCTTCGCATGCATCTACTCTAATAACTTTATAAGGAAAGTTTTCTGCGATTTCTTCTCTTACTAAAGTAAGTAAGCGAAATGCTTCATTCCAATCAAATGTAGAATCTTGCCTTGTTTTCTTACGGCTAGCTTTGTATTGTGGAAATACTTTCTTACGCCAATTATTTGTAGCATCTACTGCAAGAACCATTTCGCCATAAACATCTTTGTATCTTTTGTGATACATTCTAAGTGAATTTAATATCATATGACGAATCATTTGTTCATCATTAGTTTTATTAATAATAATACTAGCCAGTGCAATACCGCTGTAATCAACAATAATCATTATCCAATTCTCCTTTGATTATAATAATCATATGTACGTTTATAAACATACACATCCCATAATGTAGCATTCTTCATACCACCTTTAGGATCACCAAAGTAATTAAAACCGTTAGTTGGTTTTCTACCTTTTTTTTCTACTCTGAATTTCATATCAGATGAATTACAAGCTTTAACGATTTGTTTAACCATCGCAAATTCAGCCATATCTCTTGGATCTTTAGGATCAAACCTACCAATCCATGATGTTGATCTTTCGTGCTTTCCAATATGTATTCCCATTATATAACTCCCTTTTTCAACATAGCTTCCATTTCTTTTACCATAACATATCTTTTAAGAAGTTCTTTTTGAACTACAGTACCTTTTTCTTCTCTAGTTATTTGATAAGGTAGAGCATTTAATAAAACTCTTATCATCTCTTTAGTATCACCTTTTAAGATATGATCTTTTAATCTTTTGACTGATATTGGTTTTGACATTTTAGTATTCTCCGCTTTTTTCATTTTATAGATATATTATACCATACTTTTACGTAAATGTACACAGTTAATTACACTTATTTTAAAGTTTGTTATTAACATGTTAAACAAATCTTATATTTTAGATAAGAAATGTTTAAAAGCAGTAATGGATGTTGGAGTGGCAGAAATAGTAATATTTGGATTTCCACCAGCAGGTCCGAATGGTGTGGATGAAATTAGAGTAAGTTGGAAATCGTTTAAAACGGTTAAGAAATCTGTGATAGAGATATCAGATGGTATGTCAAAGTTATGGTTTATTTTAGTGATTGATTGAGTCATATTAAAGTCCTTTTTTCATTTTATAAGTATATTATACCATACTTTTCTCTAAAAGTAAAGGAAAATAAACATAACATGTTAATCATTTTCACCTTTATTTTTTTCTTGCTTTAATTTCCAAAGCATCCAATCATAATATCTTTCTGGTTCCTTTTCATCTTCTTCACCTAATTCGATGTGGTCACCTGTTCCAGTCATATCTTGAGTGTACTTATTTGTCATTTACCGTCTCGTTTCTTTGTAAGTTGTTCAATTCTATGGTCCATCCATTTAACAACTGTTTCAATTTCTTCTTTGTTTAATCCAGCCCAAGATTCGCCATTAGCACAAGTAACTATATCAACGCGTTCCCAGGATAGAGTGGCTAACACTGCCAGTTCTGTACTACATATACCAGTAGATGCCATTAGCCTCTCCTTATTTTTTAAGCTTTGTTGTATCTATTACTTATCTATATGTTCTTTTTGGTATTGTAATATACTTCTTTCTTTTAATTCGTTAACTGTAACATTGCCAACTTTTATATCTTCAATAGCAGCAGTAGTTCTCTTTTTTATTATTTTACCTTCAGCTCTTGTAATTGCCATTGGCATATCTCTAGATCTTTTAGCTGCAGCTACAATTAATTCAAATTTATTTGGATATTTATCTTTTAGATCGTCATAGTAAAAATTACTCATTATTAAATCGTCCTTTATAAAAATATTAAACCTTTACCATGATTTTGTATTGCATTAAGAATAATGGCTAGGCATGTTAATATATGCAATAGCACCCAAAACGTTCTAAGGGTGTTATGAATATGATCATCTTTCTTATTATTATCGTAAGCTTTACTTCCCATAGCTTTACACCAGTATTGCCATAGTTCTTTCATTCGTATTCCTCCATTTTATTTTTTAAGTATATTTGCTATTTTTTGTGCTAGTTCTCTAAACCAATATTCTATATGTCCTTTAGTAGTTTCAGCAGCAGTACCAATTCTTATGCCACTTGTTTCTATAAAGTTTCTAGGATCATTTGGGACACCATTTTTATTAACTGTAATTTTATTTTCTTCTAACAAATCGGCAGCTTGTTTTCCTGAGTATTTGTTCTTTCTTAAATCAATTAATATAATATGGCTATCTGTTCCGCCTGTTAGTACTTCTATTCCATATTGTTTTAACTGACGTGCCATCGCTTGTGCATTCCATACAACTTGGTGTGCATACTGTTTAAAACTAGGAAGTAGCGCTTCTGTATAACATTGTGCTTTAGCAGCGATAATATTCATTAGTGGTCCACCTTGTGTGCCCGGAAAGATTGCACTGTTTATTTTCTTTGTGTAATCAGGATTGTTCCAAAGTATCATCCCACCTCTTGGTCCTCTTAATGTTTTATGTGTTGTGCTTGTTACAACATCTGCATAAGGTAAAGGACTATCATATGCACCACCTGCCACTAAACCACTATAATGCGCCATATCAACAACAAGATATGCACCAACACCATCTGCAATATCTTTAAATGCATTCCAATCAATTTGTCTAGGATAAGCGCTTGCACCTGCTACAATTACTTTCGGACGACTTATTTTTGCCAGTGATCTTATTTGTTCATAATTTAATAAACCATCTTCGTCTACACCATAAGTTACTGCATTATAAACTTTACCGCTTAGCGTTGGAGGAGCACCATGTGATAAATGTCCACCACTAGCCAAGTCCATTCCCATGAGTGTATCACCTGGTTTCATAAACGCTTGATAGACAGCAGTATTTGCATTCACTCCAGAATGTGGTTGTACGTTTGCAAACTTACAATCGTATAACTCACAAACTTTATCTATTGCTAGTTGCTCAATTTCGTCCATGTGTTCGCAACCATTATAATATCTTTTGCCTGGATAACCTTCTGCATATTTATTTGTAAACACGCTTCCACATAAATCCATTACTGCTTGACTTGTATAGTTTTCACTTGCAATAAGTTCAATTGTAGTATCTTGTCTATTCTGTTCTTTGGTTAAAATATATTGTATTTCTTTGTTCATTTCTATTTCTCATACTTTCCGTGTGGGTAAGGTTTTCCGTCTTTTAAATTTACAAATACTATATTATCAACTTGTGTAATAATTTTTTTAGTTTCCATATTACGTATTATTGCTTTAATAGTAATACTGGTTTTACCTATAGATGCAGTTTCCATACCAATTTCAATAATATCTCCATGCTTTGCACCATGAATAAAATCAGTACGTCCTATTGTTCTAGTAACAACGTTTCTACTTTCTAATTGACAAGTAACGTAGATGTATGATTCTTCATCTATCCAGTCTAATACTCTTCCACCAAACAGTAGACCTATAGCATTAAGGTCCTTAGGCGTAACCATTTTTCTAGTTCTATATATCAATTCATAAATTCTTCCATTGGAAATATCTTCGATATAGCTTTTGCACAAGCTATAGCAACTTCACTACATTCTTTTTGAGTACCATTAGAAGATCTTAAATCAATAAAATGAATCCAACTTCTTATAGTGCCATTCATGTAAAGTCTTGATGTAGTTAGTCCTTCTGGTAAGACTGCTCTTGCAACTTCTTTTGCAATTCCTTTTTTGATTGCTGCATTATAGACTTGTTTACAAGTCTGAATAACTTTTTGTTGTTCTTTTTCCCAATCAAGTTGGAAAGCTTTATCATCAACTTCAACACTACTTTGTCTATTCTTATCATCTTGTAGTCTAGCCTCTCTTGTAATAAATTGAAGTTCTTCTACTGGATTAGCGTACCTTTGGCTGAACTCTTGAAAACTAAAACTTCTATGTCTAAGTATTTGTCTTGCAATGTCTCTTGTAGTATTGATCTCAATACAAGCACTTGCCATTTCAAATGGTGACCAATGCTGATGTTTAATAAGATACTTTAAAAGCTTTTCATTAGTTGCAGTGTTTGTTTGTCCTGATGGATTAGATACTCTTGCGCAATACGCAATTAAATCTTGACACGACTTTATATTCCATTCATCTTGATACTCTTCAAACTCAGATGGTTTACTATAAGATATTAACTTAGCTATCATTTCCATTAACTTTTTTCTCCTAACATTGTCCAGTCATCACCATATCCAATAATGCATATGCTGTTGTATGATGGATGAAATTCTAATATGCTGAAAGTTTTTGTTTTTACGTTAACAAATATTTGTAGTGGTACATGTGCCGGCACATCGCTTAGCCCGTCTGTATCACGAACTTTAGTGCTTTGTATTGCAGTAATTAATGGAATCTCACCTTTAGCCTTTATTGCTTCAAGCGCTACATCTTTTTCTTCACACATAACCGGCTTTTCATTCCACTCTCCTGCTAATGAATCATGAGGCCAGAACATAAAGGCGGCCATAAGAATCCAAAATATAAAGAATGCATAGGTAAGTTTTTTTATCATAGTTTAAAATCCTTAAATCTTTGACCAGCAGTGGTTTTATCAAAAACTGGTGTGTCATCTGTTAATGTTTGTTCAGTTTCTTCTACATCGTATAAACGCATTTTACTACGATCAACGCCAATTACAAATCTTTTATGCGCAGTTGGATCATTATATCTATTCTTTAATTGCTTAACCATAAACTGACCTTGTTTATCAAGTTCTTCAGTAGATATTAATGCAAACATTAGATCGGCCGTTGCGGGTAATCCAAAAGACTCACTTGTATCTTCAAGCCCAACATCCGAGTTACTAAAACCAGAACGAGTCGTTTGCGTTGCAGAAAAGACCGGTACGTTAAATTCGACCGCAAGGCCACGTAATTCTTCAGCAATTGCTTTAATGTAAGTGTATGAATTGATTGATCCTCCCATTGCTTTCATTCTAGAACTTGAACATATATTAAGATAATCAATAAAGATAAGATCTGGTTCAAATTGTCTTTTTAATTTAAGTTCATTAAGTAATGCTCTAAAATGACCTGAATGCGCAGAACCAGTAGGATATTCTTTTATAATTAATTTACCAGTTGTTTTACGTGCGATGTCATTTACTTTTGTAGTAAACTGATCTTTTGATAATTTATCAAGCTTATCAATAGGACAATTTAATAAGTTGGCATCGATTCTTTCTGCAATTCTTTCTTCAGCCATTTCCATTGTAATATATAATACGTTACGGCCTTGAACTAAAGATGCGGCAGCAACGTGACACATAAAAAGAGACTTACCAACACCAGTACCAGCAAGAGCAATATTAAGAGTTTTACGTGGAACACCACCTTTAGTGATTGTGTTAAAGTATTCCAAATCGAATGGTAGTCTGTCTTCTGTTGTATGATAGAAATCATATCTTTCTTCTACATTTTCTGTATAGTCATGACCAACTTTAAGATCAAAGCCAACACCAAGTGCTTTACTTAATAGATCAGGCAAAGCGCCTTTAGTTAATTGTTCATGCTTACCATCAATAATTGATATTGATTCCATAATAGCATTATATATTGCTCTATCTTGACACCACTTTTCAGTAGTATCAAGTAACCATTGTTCGTCTACATCATTTTTATTAAATAGCTGTGGTACAATATCTACCGCCATACCGTATTGCTCTTCACTTAATTTTTCTGATTGATCGAGTTCGATCTTAAATGATTCTGCGTTTGGCAACTTATTGTATTTAGATACAAATATACCTGCTTCATTAAATAAAACTTTATAGATACCTTGAAAATAATCAGGTTTTATAAAAGGCAATACTTTGCGCATGTAGTCTTCATCAGTAAGAAGATTTCGTAATATAGTTTGTTCTAGATTAGTGGGCATATGCAACTTTTCTCAAATCGTTATCTATTTCATTTTTTAATTCATCAACTCTACTTTCTAAGTAGCTGATCGATGTGTGGATATGACCAGTATCTTCTGGTAGTAATTTACTTTTTGCTATTGAAATTTCATCCATTAACGATACTAATCTATCAGTTTTATTCATTTTTTCCATTTTTTATTTCCTTTGTTATAACACTGCCTTCTTCCATTCCTTTAGCCATTATTTTTTCAAGCATAAACCCTGCAAAGTCTTGTAAATTTGCATCACTCACCTTGAGTTCTGTATCAGGAGTGTATACTATTGTAAAATCAAATGACATGTTCTTTGGTATTTCATTAAACCTAACTGTTCCATATTTAAGAACTGTTTCAGTAAACACACCTTTAAGAATTCTTACATTCCAAGATTGCTCATCTTTTCTATCTGGAATAATTTCGTAATGCGTACCTTCTTCCATTAGTGATTCCTTTTTCCTTCAAATATACAATTAAAGATTAATGGTTTTTTTCGGTGAGTATTTAATACTCTATGATGTACACCATCTTCAATTAACACGATATCACCTGCAGCAACATCTTGTGGTACATCATCTAAATACATCTTACCAATACCGTCAACAAAAAAGTAAACTTCTTCTTGACCGTCATGTTTATGACCAGTGGTTGATTTTAATGGATGTAATCTAGTACTACTTAGTACTAGATTTTTTAAAGTTGTGTTATCTTTAAGAAGATATGTATCATTGTCTTTTACGATTTCACCGCCAATATCATTAATATTTAGTTTCATTTTATTCTACTTCTTCGTCTACCATTGCAGATTTATTTACTATTGAGTACTTATTCATTAAATACTGTTTAAAATCAGTATCTTCTATAATAGGTTTCCAAAACTCTTTAGTTAATGTATCTTTTTCTCGAACCTTTGGGTCCACCAATTCTCCAGTAGATTTATCAACCCTACAGTACCAACCAACGCTGGGCTTAGAAACATAATTACCAGACAAAGCAGCGTCAAGCAAACCAGAGTAATGCTGCACACCACCGTCCCAACTAACAGAAATAGGAATTTTAGACTTTTCTTTAACATATCTTGATTTCTCCACATTAATCACAAAGTGGTAACCTTTAATTTCAGTACCAACTTTGTCCTGTTGACGGCCTAATATCCATATATTATCAGCACTATAATAAATGCCTGTACCACCTGAAACTACAGCTTTTGGAAATAAACCAATTTCTTGATAAGTATGATTTACTGCAATTAAAGGTATATTTTTCATGTTTAGATATGGAGTAGTCATTCTAAACAAACCCTTAAGTGCTTTAGCTCTTGACATATCGGCAACTGATTTTTCGTTTATAGCATCATCTAATTCTTTTTTAGATGCTAAGTTACCAACTGAATCAATAATTATTACAACCTTATCGTTTCTATCTAAACCTTCAAGTTGACCTACCATATCAAATTTAAGTTCTTCAACATTGGTAATAGGTGTATGTAATACTCTACTTGTATCAATACCATAATTTTCAAAGTATGATGAAGGTGAACCAAACTCTGAATCATAAAACAATAACACAGCATCGTCATACTTTTTTAAGAATGCTGCTGCCATAATTAATGCAAATGAAGTTTTAAAATGTTTAGAAGGACCAGCTAATACTGTAAGTCCAGGTGCTAAACCACCGTCCATTGAGCCAGACAAGGCTACGTTTATCATAGGTACATCTGTTGGTACCATATCTTTATCATTAAAAAATTTAGAATCAGCAAGCACTGACGTAAAATCAGATTTGCTATTCTTCTTAAGTTTATCCATTATTGACATTCATTTCTCCTACATATAATAGTATTATTATACCATAAAAGCATCTAAATGTACACTGTTTTTTTCAAAATTTAACCTTTTATTTGTATTATCTTGAATTAAAAAATTTGTATCTAGCAATTGGTTATCCAATCTACCATCAACAAACTTCTTTACGTGCTCAGCCATATCTTCAGCTGTAGTAACAGGCACATTTTGGCATATATGATTTAAATTTTTTAGTCCACCTTGTAACGTAAAGTCTTCAGGCAATTTCATTATTGACATACATTCTCTTATAGTCAAAAACCTATCTTCATCTGGATGAGTAAGATTATTAGGTAAATGACCAACAAATGCACCAATAGTTTCTTTAGGAAAGTGGACAAGCTTTCTCATAATGTTTCCACCTTTAGCTAGCTTATCATGTATTATTCTACATCTTTCAGCAAGTTTATCAAAACCTTTTTCGTCCATCCATTTTGATACGTTTTTATAGTTTTGGCCATTCCACTCAATATAGTCCATTGCATTTTGAGATCTTGTTATCTTTTTTTCAACAAAATCTTTATGACCAATGCCTCCACACATTTCTTCTAAAACGTATCTATAAAATGGGTTGTGTGAAGGTGTTGATTTATTAGTAAGAACATTCATTGAATCATCAGATCTTCTTTTAACGGCTCTAATAGTTTCATCAATCTTTTCATGTTCTCTTTTTATATATTCAAACTGTGGTATTTTATCGCCTTTCCAAAAAAAATAAAAAGTTCTATTTCTTACTTGACCTAGTCCATGAAGGATAGATTTTGTTTTATAAATTGAGAAAGTGTAACCAAACTTTTCTGCAATTTTTCTGAGTTTTGAGACAACTGGTTTTCCAATATTCGAAGCGAGTCCTGGTGCGTTCTCTCCCCAGAATACTTGAGGTTTGAGTGTGCCCAAGACAAGATTAGAAGTGGTAAGCATCCAATCGTTAGCAGCAGCATCGCTGCTAGCTGAAGGACTAAGACTGCTAAGACCAGCACATGGGCAAACGGTATTAATAACCTCAACACTAGGTAAATTAGGTACCCCATTATCTCCATAAAGATGATAGGGAACTTGTCCTTTGTAATATTGTACCAAGTGATTATCGTTTTCTTTAAAGTCATCATAACTTAATAAGTACTCTGGTTTCTTTTGCAATACATTTTGCATAGCAATTGTTCCACCACCTATAAGTGGTATTATACTGGCAAATTTCATTAGAAAGGGATCGTTTTAGTAATAAGATAATCTTTAACATCGACCTTTGGTGTCCACCCTAATGCTTTCATTTCTGTAATATCTGCAGTATTGTCTTGTGCCTCGCATCGATCTCCCTTTGTTACTTCAATTCCTTCCCAGCCAGCTAATATTCCTAAGTCTTCAACAACATTTCCAACACCAGTTCCAATGTCATAAACCGGTTTTAGCCTTCTTATATCTTTGGACATTAATAAAACTATTGCTTCTACTACATCGCTAACGTGTGTAAAGTCTCTTACATGCTTTGTTAGATAACCGATAGTGCCATCTATTAATTTACCAATGAGCATAGATTCTCTTGCACCATCTCCATAAACTGTAGTAAATCTTAATCCAACTTGTCCAGGATAAGCTGTTTCTTCATTTACTTTTTTACTAGTACCATATGGTGATAACCACCATTTATGAACACAAGAAGAAGATGCATACAGTAATGGTATATTATTATGATTGCATATTAATTGTAATCTTGTAGTATTTTCTACGTTGTTTATCCAATATGTTTCAGGATCTTTTAAACTTGCTCTTACATCAGCATATGCTGCAAGATGAATACAATAGCTAATCTCGTCAGGTTTAAAATCTGATACATACTTTGGTGGATCTTGTCTTAAATCCCATTCAATTATTTCGTGACCATCTTTTTCTAATCTTGTTTTAAGATGACTACCAATAAAGCCTCTTGAGCCAGTGATTGCTACTCTCATTTATTATTCTCCATAAATTTATTAGTTATTGCTAGGGCTGAGTTTATCGCTTGATGCATATCAACGTAAACGTACATTCCACATCTTCCTATGAATGTCATATTTGATCTTATTAGATTTTTGTATTGTTCATACTTTATTCTGTTATTACCGTCAATGTCTTTTACTGGATAATATCTTTCTTGATTATTAACTAAGTAATCACATGGTTCTTCATAAGTGAGTGTTGTATACTGATTATTTATGCCATGACATGGAAGGTTCTTCCACTCAGTAACTCTTGTATAAGGACCGTCATGTGTAAAATTAACGGTACCTGTTGGTAGAACCTTTGTCATAGGTATGTCTACATGATGAAACTTAATTGAACGATATGGTAAAGCACCATAAACATAATTAAAATAATCATCAATTGGCATAGCATTAAATATATGATCAAAGTCTTTTTCCATATTTCTATCGAATCGTACAGATAAATCTACTTTAATATTTTTATGATCTAGTATTTCTTCAAATACTGAAGTATAACCATTTTCAGGCAGTATTTGATATTCATCATTTGGAAAGTAATATTCGTTATCGTCATCACGAACTGCTACTCTTTTCATAATAGATGGATCTAATTCCTCTATTGTTTTACCCCACATCTTATATGTATATGGTGCATAAAAAGTACTAACAATATTTTCATGACCTACAATATCCTTTGTTTCTTTATTAACTGGTAATGTTACGTATCTGCCATCGTTAAGTTGTGCTTTGACTTTATGTTTATATGGCACCCATTTATCAAATTGAGTAACCCAATTATATACTTTTTCATTGTTTGTATGAAATAAATGTGGACCATATTTGTGTATTCTAATGCCTTTATTATTTACATAATCATAAGCGTTACCACCTATATGATCTCTTTCATCTATAACATGTATATCATGCCCGGCTTTTGCTAATTCATGCGCAACTACTGCACCTGAAAAACCTGCACCTACTACTAATATTTTCATATGTTTAAAGCTTTCTTCAATTCGGTTTGTTGTGTTTCTTTATTTAAAGGATGTTTAGTATATATGGAGCTTTTTTGTAGTGTTGCTATACGTGCCAACTCAGAATCTGATAGATTTTCGAGGTCAGAAGCTTTTACTGATGCCGCTTCTTCATTATCAAATAATACCATAAGTTCGGTGTAATCACCAATCAATATTGAATCGGCATCAGTAACTTGTAAAGGTCTTGCTCTCCACCAACCAGATCCAGCATGATCGTATCCTGGCATTAAGCATCCCCATTGTTCAGCATAAACTTTACACATATCTTCTTCTGATAAGCGTCTTTGTTTTTCTTTTCTAGAACCAAAATATTCTATTTTCCATTTAGTAACATTTTGTTTTTTTAACCATTTAGCAGTTTTACCTTGCACTAAAGAAGCAAAATTAAAACATTTTTCTTTGTCAAACCAAGCTACAGTATCTTCTTTTTCAGTTGGAATAAGTTGTGCTTCCATAAAATTCATTTCGCTTTTTTGAATATCACTTCTATTACCTGGTACTCTATTTCTATGATAAGGATTTGGATTATAGCCAAATAATAAACTTGGATCATATTCAATAAGTTTAGTCATATCACCACCAGCAAATACAGAAAGTAAAATACGTGATTTCTTTTCACCAATATATTTTATTGCGTCTAATAAAACATCAGTATGTGGTTCTAATAATTCTCTGCTAATATCCGGATCTGTTGTACTTTGATTAATAGTAAATTCTTTTAAGAGCGATTCTTTGTCAGTGCAGGAAAGAATGCCTTTAAATATTCCATCTGTTTGCCAATCATCAAAAGCCAATACTAATTTATCTTTTGGAGTATTATGTATTGCCCATAAGCCATTATAAAATGTAAGTTGCAGTGCTTGTCTTGGCGAAGCTAAGAAACAAATAACTCTATCATATGATGATAAGTCTTCACCAATTTTTACTAACCTTTGTTCAACGCTATGACCCATATCTCTTAAGCATCTTAGTAATGAATAATGTGAAGGCACTACTCTTAATTGCTGTTGTAAATAAAAGTTTTCTGTGACTTGATTTTTATTCATTCCTGTTACAAGTATTTTCATATTTTCACCCAATCCCATTTTATATTTGCTTCTGTAAACATTGATCTAGTCATACCACATGATATCTTCCAGTGTTCTGGTACATTGTGTATTGGTGATACGACTCTACTAACGCCAACTTGGATCAAACCCTTTGCACATTCATGACATATTGGCAAACCATATGTGTATATAGTTGATCCTTCTAATGATACACCGTTTTGTGCAGCATTGTATATAGCATTCATTTCTGAATGTACTATAAATTTGTATTTAGTTTCTCTATCTTGATATCTATTGTCATCTTTAATGCCTCTAGGAAATCCGTTATAACCTTGAGCAATAACTGTTCTGTTTCTTACAGCAATAGTACCAACTTTAGTAGATGGATCTTTAGACCAAGTTGATACAACTTTTGCCATTTCTAAAAATCTTTTATCCCATTTATTTGACAAGATTAAAATGCCTTTCATAAACGTGCATGTTCTGTACTTGCCAAATTATATCACCACATGTAATTGGTTCTATAATCTCATTCTTACATTGATTGTAATCTTCAACTAGAGTTTCTAAAACATGAAGCTGCCAAGCATAGTCATTCTTATATCCGAACACGACATCGTTAGAGCGCATTTGAACAACACAGAATAATTTATCATTACGTATGTAATAAGTAACGGCATTAGTACATATGAAATCACTTTTACCTTCTTCATTATATTCCTCCCATATACTTGGTCTATTGTAAACCATAGTGGCTCGACGGCCTTCATCGTTTTGTAAGAGTTCATCAAGTACTCTGCCATACTGGTTAAAGTATTTATCAGAGTAAATAAGTTGACCGTAATTAGAATTAACTTGGCCATAATCATTAGCTGCCATTTTCCAAGCTTCTGGTGTTTTACCAGCTATAGCATTAACATTACCAATTTGGCTATTGTACCAAGCAATTTCTCTTGTGATATAATCTTGATTAGGTGTACCAAAGATAGATGACTTATCTGCAATGAAACATGCACCAATCATTTCAATTAGTTTACCACCATTTTTATCAGTGACAAAGTTTTCTTGTTTTAATTCATTACAAAAATAATATCTTATGTCATCTGTCTTTATCATATCATAACTAATCACTACATCTTACCTTTCAATTTGTTGTACATATCTCTATCAAGCCTTTGGCCGTCCATCTTACCACGCATATACGACACCGCAAAAGAACAATAGTTAATCATATCTTTGTAAGTATCTTCGAGTGATTCGAAGTTTGGATCACCTTGACTTTCTAATATAGATTGTGCACGATAGCACTTACCTTGAATTATATCGTGTATACTATCAACACCACGACGATAATGCATTGCTTGAGTTACGTTTGATTCTTTATTCTGATAATCATCAGATTTTTTATTTTGTAATGCAACGCATTCATTTAATACTTTAACCGATTCTTTCAATTTCATCTCCATACACAAAATGACTGTTATCTAGATCTATTATACACTGATCTATCATAGATGTAAACATTTTATTTACATTTATTCCACACTTAGAGAAATGTCTTTTTTCAGGCATTAACTCAATTTTTTTAATTCTACAAGCACCAAACTTAGTTTCTACTAAGTCACCAACATAAATGATGTTATCGAACTTTACAACATCTTCAATCATCTCTTTAGCCATTATTTAACTCCTTGTTCTGCTGCTGCATCAAAAATAATTTCATTCATGTACTCAGCCATTTCGTTTTCAACCTGAGACCATCTTTCGGCAGTTACTGGATAACTATCTCTAATGGTATTAATTGGTACAAAACCAAAGAAAACTTTAAATTCAGCTCTTCTATTCATAAGAGCATTATTAAATAGATCATACAATAAGTTTTGAGCTTTTCTAAACTTTTCTAATTGTTTATTCTTTGATCTTGAGAATTGGACTTTACCTTGAAAAGGTAAGAGATCGTTTAGCTGATCAGCTAAATTCTTGAAACCTGAGTTAATTCCCCAGTCGTTTGTAAATAATTCTAATTGTTTGTCCATAAGAAACTCCTCTTTTTTAATCTTATAGTAATATTATACCATACTTTTTTGCAAATGTACACAGTTATTTTTACTTTTTTTAAAGTTTGTTGTAAACATGTTAACTAAATTTTATTTTATCAGTAGGATCATATTGTAAATATGATTCGGCAAGTTCGTATAACATATCGAATGATTCAGATTCAAAAAGATATGTGTGAAGTCCTGTAGATTTTACAATACATCCGTGAGATTTTGCAAATTGTGATATCATTGATAAGTTTTTTGATATATTTAGTGTTATTTTATACATATAGTACTCCGTTAGTTTCATTTTATAGTACTATTATACCATACTTTTCTCTAAAAGTAAAGGAAAAAGAACATAACATGTTAATTAAACAGGGAAAAACCAACCTTTGTCGTTACTATCTATTAAATTTTCTATAACTTTCTTAGCTGGAAGTATATCAATATATTTGTGTGATAGAATATCACCAATAATATATTTTCTTTCTATTTTAGGATGAGTATAAAATAAAAAATAGTCTAATTCTCCAATATTAATTGATTCTATTAATTGATTTCTAGATTTAGCTTCTTTAATATTGAAATATTTAGACGCAATCCATTTAACATCTATTTTGCCTAATCCTTTAATAATAAAATCATGTCTCCATTTATGACTATTTTCATTTACATATTGATGTTTTTTAAGCCACCATTCAAGTAAAAGATAATCGCAGTATTTATAATCGTTATCAGAATTATACGTACCTTTAGCAATTTCGCCATCTCTAAAATTAATAAACTCTTGTGTTACTTCAATATTACGAGTTATTAAATTAGATATTTTTGTATACATATTCAAGTGCACGATCAGCTTCTTTTTCAAGTGGTCTGGATTTATACCAATTACCAGTTTCATTATCAAGTTCTCTACATAGAGAAGTAATTTCATGTGCAGAAATTGGGTATTTATTTTTAATAGCATTACCAGCAGTTGCAACCATGATTTGGTACATTTTATGATACCAACCTGCACTACTTATCATTCTATATTCTTTTTCTAATTGTCTTGGAAAGAATGGACAATTCTTATATGATGACCAATTTATATTAGTATTATCTAATTTGGATTTGCGGTGTTCAATAATTTCTTTTTGCATATCTTCTGGTAGTCTATCAAAGAAACTATTAGAACTCTTTTCTTTATAAGGATATTTGTTTAATAAAATATCAGGGTTGATAAAATCACCGCTTCGAGAAAAGATAAAATTAAAAGCATTATCATATTTTGCTGGTACATAATACATGCGAGAAAGATCTTTGGTTTGCTTATCTCCCAAATCTCCAAGTTCTGTTTGAAGAGCATACCAAAAGTGTCGTATCTTTTCATGTTGTATATTCTTTGTAAGTGGAAAGACAAGCCTAAACTTTGGAAAAGATTCCAAGCTGCTAGCAGTAGAGTAGCAAATAAAGCGATACTTACTAAAACGATTTGATAAAGCACTTTGTAGGTCTCCTGTAAATTCAAAGTCATCAACATCAACTGCACACCAGCCTGCCCACATTGTAACATTATCGTTAGCTCGTGTGGTATCAGGCTTAAATTGCGCAGGTGACATTAACGGTGCATCTTTTTTAGATTTTATAACTCGATTAGATAGACCATACAATGCTTGTTCAAAGCTGTCAAAGTTTTCAAATGTTAACTTTTGTTTAGTCTTATTATCAAATATACTATTAAAAAGAGTCAGTGATATTTCCATGATTTCCCTTATGTGTTGGACCTTTCCAGCCTTCAGGCTTTACCAAATCTGGTAAACCAAGAGGATTAGGTCTGCCTTCTTTAATGCCAACTTCTTTTGACATATTCGCTTTTAGTACTTGGTCCCATGCTTTATTAGCATCAACACCAAATACTTCTAGTGTGCCGATAGCAAAGACGCACATGTCTATAATACCATCAACAATTTCTTCTGGATCTTTATTTTTAACAGCTGCTTTTGTTTCATCAAGTTCTTCTTGCATCATGCTAATTCTAAAATCCATAAACGTTCTCAGTTTACACCATTCAGAATTCTTTTCTTTATTCATCCATTCGTCTACGCCATATTTCTTATGCATGTCTTGCATGTCTTTAAACCAGTTCGTACTCATACGAAAAAATCCTCCAAGGTTGCTTGTTCTTCGGCTGACCAGCCGATTGGGTTAAGTATTAGATTTAGTGGTTCGATAAATGTTTTTTCGAATTGTAAATCATAATTAATATAATTGTGTAACTTTAATTCTTTAGGTAACACATCTTTAAATGATATTATATTTTGTCTTATAGTATTTGGTAGTTTTAGATATACAAATTTAATTCTATCACCATTTTGTATAAGTTCATATTTGTCATTTAGTTTATTTTGTTTAAGATAATAATTATGCAATAATGATCCACGAACATGTATTGGACAACTCTTTTTAAAGATAGTTTTTCTATCGTGCCAATCTGTTATGTTACTAACTCCACGTGGAAAAGCTATAGCTTCTGGATTTAAACTTTTAAACTCAGCTTTAAAGTTAGCAATAAACGTTTGTGTTTCTTTTTCAGTACCAGATATTATAATCTTAAATGCTTCTTTGAATTTATTACGTACAATTTCTGGTGTTGATGACTTAATAGCTTCAATACCCATAATCTTAAGTTTAGGTTCAGCATATTGCACACCTTCATTATTATGCACGTTAAGTATATATCGTTTCTTTGCAGTCCAAATACCAACATCAGATATTGCTTCTCTTGCCATAACCATTCTGTTTTTATATGCGTTATGCATTTCGAAAAACTTAGCATATGCTTTTCCAATAGCAGGTTCAAAATGTTCTTTACATATTTTATCTAAGAATAAAACTGGATTATTTGGAGCAAATTGCTCTACCAGTGGGCCAAAGTTAACATATAAAGAATCGGTATCGATTGCAATTACATAATCTTTATCAGATTTAAGTAACTTATTTAATTCAGTGTTCATAGTAACTTCAGCGTGTTTAATTGCTTTTTGACCAGTAAGTGTAACGCCTTCAGCAAGTGATGGTCTGAAATATAGAAAGTGTTTATTAGCCAATGCACCATATAAACTATTAAGTAGAATTTTAATAGCCATCTGCCTGTTTTCTAAGTTACTTATTTCTTTATCTAGTTCAGATGTATAACCTTTTTGCTCTTCAGCTTTTGCAGCTAACATCATATTTTTTATCGATACACGCTCATCATAATATTCTTCAATAATTTTTGGTAATACACCTTGAAAGTCTTTACGATAGTATGTGTCATTTGCAGCTCTTACAAATTCAGCAGGTTCTGTTGGATTATCAACTATTGTTTCTGGTGACATATTATTTTGTACAATAATATTAGGATATAGCGAATTTAAATCAAATGATACAACCCAATCATATTTACCAGGAATAGGATCTTTAACATAGCCACCAGCAATGTGATGTGTTTTACCTTCTGCACGAAAAGCGGAAGATGGATTTTTCTTTGATGTTTCAGTTGCGCCTATAATTTCATAATTATCATATTTTTGTGTAAGTGGTGGAATAACTTTACTTTGATATAATTTTCTACAAATGATTGATTCCCATATAGCAGTTACACCAAATGTGTCTTGGAAATTTACACCGCCTTTGTAAGCCATAGTAATAGCCAACGTAATCAATCCAAGTTTTTCTTCGAGTCTATCAACAAGTTGAACATCTTTCATGTTATAGTCGATGTACTTTTGATGATCATCTTTATATAGATTTTTAAGTGAACCTGATTCATCATATGAAAGTTTCTTTTCACCAAGAACAACATAAGCAATATGATTTAATGCATATGATTCTTGAGGACCATACGTGTAACCAAACTTTTGAAATAGTTCCATATAATCTAATGTTTGTACACCAGGTATTTCATAGACTAGATTTTCTCTGCCACGATATATAACTTTTCTAGGGTCTGGTATTTGCAAGCCATAAGGAGAAAACTTATGTAAGTATTCAATACCTAAAATTTGTGAAGTACGATTAATCACATAAGGAATATCGAAGAACCTTGTATTCCAACCTGTAATGACGTCAGGTGTAATATCCGGATGTGACCAGAATTCTATAAATTTAGTAAGAAGTTCTTCTTCACTATTGCATCGGGTATATTTAACATCGCGTATAAGCGCAGTCTTAGTATCAAAATCACCATAACCCCACACGTGATATGTTGAGAATTTACTAGACTTATATGATATTGATAATATTTTATGAGCTGCTTGATCCGGATGTGGAAAGCCATCATCATAGTCTGTTTCAATATCGAATGTACCAACGTTGATTGAACTACGATCAAATTCAATATCAGCTGGAAACTTTTCCATTACGTATTGTGATATGTATCTCTTATTACCATAAATCTTTCTACCAGAAACTTCAAGGTTATCACGCAGCCATTGACCAGCTTCGTACATACTATTAAAGTTTATTGATCCGACATTATGACCATCGATGCTTTTGTAACCAGTATCATCTGGTGTAGTAACCCAGAACTTTGGTTCATAATGATCTTTTTTAACAACTCTATCGCCGTTAGTTGAATAACCGCGATAGTATATGTTACTTTTATATCGATAAAGATTAGTGTAAAATGCCATTAATTAATATTCCGATTTTTTAATTGTTTGATATGGTTTGTCGCCGTTGGTTAAATAGTGGTTGATTAAATTATCAACATTTATGTTAAATTTTTCAAGGTCAGATTTGTTGTCCTGAAGGTATTTAATTTTATGGTGATAATCCGGAAGGGATTGAAAGTGTGAATAAATTATTGATAGTTTTGATGATGTCATTATGTATTTCTCCATTTTAATAGTATTATTATATCACGCTTTTACGCAAATGTACACTAAAAAATGAATTAAATACATAACATGTTAATTAAATTATACGGCGAATGATTCCCCGCAACCACATTGCGCTGTTGCATTAGGATTTATAACTTTTAAGTACGATCCGCCAAACTCTTTTACATAGTCAACAGTGCAACCAATGACAAACATTTCTGCAGTTCGGTCTAGCACTAAAATGTTTTCAACGAGTGTACCTTTTTCCAAATCATTGGTCATGTTCCACTCGTATTGAAAACCTGAGCAGCCACCACCATTGACTGCAAGATAAGCATATTTCTTATCAT